GCGCACCTGGCAGGCGATCAGGTGCTGGTACAGCAGCAGCTGAGTCAGTTTGCCACCGCCTATCGCCGGAACTTCAAGCCGGCCGGGAGCGTGCATTGATGAGTACCGACCTGAAGCAAATCCAGATCCCCGCTGGTTTCGTGAAGAACGCCGCAGGCCACTTGGTGCCCGAGCACCAGGTGCGCGAGCACGACAAGCTGCGCGACGGCGTCGCGCGCGATCTGGCCGAGCAGGCTGTGACGATCAACGCGCTGCTGTCCGGCTTCAAGAAGAAGGCGCTGGCCGACATCGAAGACCTGATTGCGATCTCCAATGATCGCTACGGCGTGAAGGTTGGAGGCAAGAAAGGCAACGCCTCGATCACCACCTATGACGGCAGCTTCAAGATCGAGCGCGCGATGGCAGAGCGCCTGACCTTTACCGAAGAAATCCTAGCGGCGAAGGAGCTGATTGATCTTTGCATCCGCAAATGGAGCGAGGGCGCCAACAACCATCTGCGGGTGCTGGTTGACCGTGCCTTTCGTGCCAATAAGCAGGGCCAGATCAAGACTGGCGACGTGCTCAGCCTGTTGCGTGTCGAGATCGAAGATGCCGACTGGAAGCGCGCCATGGAGGCGCTGAAGGACTCCATCCAGGTCAACGGCACCGCCGTCTATATCCGTGTTTATCAGCGCGCTGGCGATACCGATCGCTACGAGCCGATCAACCTCAACATCGCGGCGGTGTGAGATGGCGCTTCTTCACGAAAAAGACACCGAGACCACCACGTTGCTACAGGTGATTCAAGAGGCGGAAGCAAGCGCGGCTGACCAGTTCGAGCTGATTCACCTGTCTCTCGACAGCGGCCGCGACCTGATCTTGGTCGCTATCACGGGCGACAACCTGGACTCGCTAGGCCGGATTCTTGAGGGTCTGCGGGATCTGCGGGAGGTATGAGGTGGCTCTCAGCGCCCTGGCCATGGAGGTCATCGAACGGGCCAAGAGCAAGATCCGCCACCGTCAGGCATGCCGCAGCAAGCAGTTCTGGTCGGCCGAGGAGGAGGAGCAGCTGCGCGCACGGTACGCCAATGAGCTGACCGAGGTGCTGGCCGGCGAACTCGGGCGCTCGGTATCCAAGGTGCTCGCGAAGGCAAACGCGATGGGGCTGCACAAGTCCCAAGCATTTCTCGCTCAGCATTGTCGCCGCCTCGATGGAAGCCAAGGCGAATCGTCCCGGTTCCAGAAGGGCCATACCACTTGGAACAAAGGAATGAAGGGGCTGCAGGCCGGTGGCCGCGCCAAGGAAACCCAGTTCAAGAAAGGCAGCAAGCCTCACACTTGGCTTCCTATCGGTAGCGAGCGCGTGAGCCAAGACGGGTACCTGCAACGGAAGGTGTCCGACACCGGCTACCCGCCGAGGGATTGGGTCGGCGTGCATATCCTGCTTTGGCAGGAGCACAACGGCCAGGTACCGGCTGGCCATTGCGTCTGCTTTGTCGACGGAAACAAGCAGAACGTCGCGCTCGACAACCTGGAGCTGATCACCCGCGCAGAACGCATGCGACGCAACACCATCCACCGCTACCCGCCGGAGCTGAAAGACGCCATCCGCAAGGTAGCCAAGCTCAAACGCACTATCAAAGAGGTTGAGCGCGATGAAGAACAAAATTGAAGATCTGCGGAACCATCTGTTCGCAACCATCGAGGCACTACTGGATAAGGACGAGCCACTGGAGATCGAGCGCGCCAAGGCCATTGCCCAAGTCAGTCAGGTAATTATCGAGTCTGCAAAAGTTGAGGTGAAGGCCCTGGAGACGCTGGGCGGTCAGGCTAGCAGCGCTTTCCTGCAGATCGAGCACAAAGGCGGTGCCGCATGACGCTCATGAAGTCACTGATCACCCGGATCCACGTTGCAAAGAGCCAAACGCCTGGCATGGACGATGACAGCTATCGAACGATGCTTCTTCGCATCAGCGAGGGCAAAACAAACTCTTCGAAGCAGTTGACCGTGCGCCAGGCCGAGGCGGTGCTGGAAGAGTTCAAAGCGAAAGGCTGGAAGCCGAAGCCAGCAGCTCGATCTGCTGGAAAGCCCCACAACTTCAAGCAGCTGTCTGGAGAAATCGAGGTCATTGAGGCCCAGCTCACTAGCATGCGCCTGCCCTGGAGCTACGCCGACGCTATCGCCAAGCGCCAGTTCGGCATTGCAAAGGTGGCATGGCTCAAGAAGGCCGAGCAGCTCAAGGCGGTGCTGGCTGCACTGCACGTCGAGCAAGAGAAACGCAGCCTGCTCGGCAGTGTGGATGAGCTGCTCAAACTGCTCGGTGAACACGATCCGAACTGGCAGGCGGATTTGGAAAGCCTGCCCAAAGGCTGGGAGCGGCGTCGTCCAATTCTCAAGGCTTTGGTGGAAACCCTGAGCGCTGCTGCGTCGGCACGGGGGCTGATCTGATGCAGATCCAATGCCCATGCTGCGGCGAGCAGTTCCCGTTCGAAGCTGGGTTTGCAGATGCGGACGGCAAGCGCCTGGCTGCGTTGCTCGCCGGCCTGGAGCCAAAGCTAGGGCGCGCAGTACTCAACTACCTGCGCCTGTTTAGCCCGGCAAAGCGCGGTATGCGCATGACCAAAGCCATTCGCCTGGTGGAGGAGCTGCTGGACCTGGTCAACGCTGGTCAGGTCCAGAGGGATGCCCGCACGCCGGAGCGAAAGCCGTCGCCGCCTCGACTGTGGGCGGCCGGCATCGAGCAAATGGTCTTGGGGCGCGAGCGTCTGCAGCTTCCGCTGGAGAACCACAACTACCTGCGCGCAGTCGTGTACGGGCTGGCAAGCGATCCGGCACAGGCTGCGGCTGCGGCGCCCGCCAGTCGCTCCCGCTCAAGCGTGGCCAGCGTGCAGCAAATGCTCCAGGAGCAGATCGGCCGGATCGACGCTGATCTGCTTCTAGGCCTTATAGATGAAGAGGAAGCCACTCGCCGCCGGCAGGCGGCAAAGGGGGAGTCATGCGCAAGCTGA